CCAAAATATCCCGGCACCACGCTCGATCTCGCCTGTCGCGGTCTGGTTGATTACTGGGGCTTCGTTGATGGTCGCGCGGCAGACCTGTTAGAGCGCGAGAGCGATCCGCGCACCACGCTGGAATTGTTGCCGGACTGGGAGCGTAACTGGGGCCTGCCCGATCCTTGCTGGTCGCAAGCGCATACTATTGGTCAGCGCCAGAAGGAACTGGTGTTGTGGATGACCATGCTGGGTGGTCAGTCGCGCGAGTTCTTCATCGGTGTCGCTGCCTATCTCGGTTACACGATCACCATCAGTGAGTATCGACCTTTTATGGTTGGGCTCGATCGTTGCGGTGACAATCCGGTTTATGGCGATGGCACCAACCCGATGTTCAGCAGCACCTTTGTGCAGGGTTATCTGCCGATCTGCGACACCAACGGCTTGCGAGTTCAGAATGGCGAACTGTCGGAGTATCCGAACTATGGGCTTGGTCCTCCGGAGAATCGTTTCTACTGGCAGGTTCACGTTCATCTGGCCCCACTGACATGGTTTCGGTGCGGCAACGGTGGCGGTCAGTGCGGCATCGATCCGCATCTGCTGATCGGTATTGCGACTGATCTGGAATGCATCCTGAATCGATGGAAGCCCGCGCACACCGAAATCATCTTCGACTACACTAATCTCAATCCGGGCGATCCCATGGAAGGGACACCGTAATCGCAAAGGATCAGCGTCCATGAAATACAATCAGCCTTATGGCGTTAGCGATCCGAATGGTCCTTACATCAACGGCGATCCGTCCATTGGCCGTGCTGGATCGATTCCGCCCGCTGCGAGTATCGAATATCCGCAGCGCGAGATCGTCAACTACATCACTGACGCCAACAAGATGACGCCGGATAATGCCGATCTGCATCAGTTGGCAAAGACCGTGCAATCGCTCTACACAAACTTTGCGATTGACCAAGGTACTGTCAATGCGCTGTCGGTAGCAGTGTCGCCGCCGATTGCCGCTTACTACGATGGCTTGCACCTCTGGATCAAGGCGGCAGCCAAGAACTCCGGCGCGACCACGCTGTCAGTCAACGGCGGCGTCGCTGCGCAGGTGGTGCGGCGTGATGGCACGCAATTACTCGCCGGTGATATTCAAACACATGCCATTCAGGGATATGTCTACGAAGGGAGTAGCGGTAGATGGCAACTTGACGGTGCTGGGGTCGGAGCCAGCGCCGGTATCCAGACCAGCAATCTCGATATCTATGTTAATTATGCAATTGGCAACGATGCCAACGACGGCACCGCCAACGTCGCGGGCAAGGCACTGCAAACCATTCAGGCAGGTGTTAACAAGGCATATTCCTTTGCGCCGAGTCAGTGGACCACCACAATCCATGTTGCAGACAGCCCGAACTATCCCGGCTTCTATACACCAGCTTGGGCCGGTCCGAATTTAAACATTACTGGCAATGTCGCGAACCCGCAGAACGTCGTCGTTACCGGCAATAATACTCATGCCTGCTTGGTACAGGGCCTCGTCACTTGCTTGATACAGGGCCTCACTGCCACGACCACCGTCAATGCCGCCGGTCCCGGCGGCGGTTTCATCGCCGTCAACAGCGCTAACCTCACATGCAGGAACAACCGCAACCTTTATGTTTATGGCGCGGTGTTCGAAGCTTCTCAGGCTAACATTGAAATCGGTCCGCACATTTTTGCTGGCAACTGCGGCGAGATGTACTGGGCCGGTTGGACCGGTCTGATTAGCTGGGATAATGCGACAACGCAGAATATCACCGTTCCAATTACGGTTACTTTTGCCGCTGCCTATGCGGCGCAAGCCGGGACGATTCAAGTGCCGCCGAGCACTGTCAGCATGATAGGTTATGCCAACGTCACCGGCAAGAAATATCTGTGCAGCATGAACGGCACCATCGGCACCTCTGGCGGCGGCGTCAACTTCTTCCCCGGAACCGTGGCGGGCACCACCGACACGGGCGGCCAATATCTTTGATGGAGAGACGCGATGCTGATGCAACAGGTTCTTTTTAACGCCGCCGACTGGTACTGGTTCGTCGGCGGCGATCAGGTCAACGTCTACGCTTCGAAGCGCAACATCTATGTCGATAGCACCACCGACACCGACTATCAGGCATGGGTCGGCATAATTGGAGGGCCTGCAATCAGCATCGGCACCGAAGCCGAGATATGGCCCTCGCTGCAGGCACAAGCAGTGCTGCCGGACTGGATGTTCGACGGCACCACGTTCTCGCAACCGGCCGATGGCGTGTACACCAAGACGCAGTTGAGCGCTTACTCTGCCAACGCGAGATATGCGCATGCGAGTGGCGGCGTGATCATATCAAGTTTGAGCCCGGTGAGTTTTCTCAGCGATCCGGTCTCGCGCAACACCATGGCGAGTGCCCTTGACTACGTTACCGCGCATTCCGGCACGATTGTTCAATGGAAGATGTCGGACGGGACGTTCATCGCAGTCGATCATACGGCGCTTACTACCATGGTCAACGACGTGGCTGGGTTCGTGCAAGGCTGCTTCACCTGCGAGAGCAACACCGCTGCAAGTATCAACGCAGGCACCATCACTACCCTAGCGGCTATCGACTCGGCCTATGCAGCAATTTCGAATGTGTTTCCGTAAAATCGGCATCTGAATCATGGCCACCTGCAACATCACCGTCGAGAACGACGCCGATTTCTATCGGCAGTTTGCCTATCAAACTGTCGATGGCGTGCCGATCAACCTGACCGGTAACACACTGCGAATGGGCGTGCGCAGACAGGCCGACGATGTCATCGAAGAATTGCTGCTGACGACCGAGAACGGTGCGCTCGCAATTATCGATCCACCGAACGGGAAATTCACCGTGCGTATCACGCAGGATCAGCTTGTTCATCTGCAGCTTGGCGATTACGAGCATTCACTGGTGCGAATAGTCAGCACTGCAGAACGCTATCGCATCTGGTCGGGTACGCTGACCAACAATCCGGGAGCGAGCCGGTGAGCCTAGTCGCGCTTGGTCAAGACACTGACGTTGCCTTGGCGAGTCCCGGCAGCGATCCTGTTGTCGTTGTCGCCGACTTCGAAGTCGAAATCATTCAGGCGTTGGAACAAGGACCGCCGGGCGCACCGTCTACCGTTCCCGGCCCTCCGGGACCGCCCGGCCCGACCGGAGGGTCGGGGACAAACGGACTGCCCGGTAACCAGATTTATTATGGCGCGGTCAATCCGGCACCGGAGACTGGCATCAACGGTGACAGCTACATTAACACCACGACGCATTTTCTGTTCGGGCCGAAGGCAGGCGGTGTATGGCCCGCAGGCGTTTCGTTGATCGGCCCGCAAGGCATTCAAGGTGCTCAAGGTATCCAAGGCAATCAAGGTGTCCAAGGCGTTCAGGGCGTTCAGGGCAACCCCGGCCTCGATGGCAATACGATACTGTACGCCACGTCTGATCCGACCAGTGGTATAGGCGTCAACGGCAACTTTTTCATCAACACCACCACACACTTTCTATTCGGACCAAAGGCCGGTGGTGTGTGGCCTGCCGGAACATCACTGGTTGGACCGACGGGAGCGATGGGACTGACCGGACCGCAGGGACCGCAGGGACCGGCAGGGGCGGGCACTGGCGACATGCTGCGCGCCAACAATCTTTCTGATGTTGTGAGCGCATCGGCATCGTTAGCAAACATCGGCGGTGTTGCCAAGATTGGCGATACCATGACCGGCACGTTGACGATCAGTCAGGCAGGCAATGCAATACTGATTTTGCACGACACCACTTCGAACACGAATAAATATCTTCGCAACGAGGGCGGCTATTTTCAAATCGTCAATAGTGCGAACAGCGCCCTTTGCATGAATTTGGATGATAACGGCAACGCAAATTTTTACGGCAACTCTCTCTGGGTAGGAGGTTCCACCACCGGCACTTATTACTTCGGCAACACCAGCACCAAATACCTAACTTACGACGGCTCTAATTTTAATTTGACTGGTGGAGGGTTTTTCACAAGTGGCAGCATTATCGCAGGCGGCAGTATTCAGTCTGTCAACACGGCAACAACCGGCAGCTACTATTTCGGCAACAGTGGTACCAAATACCTGAACTACGACGGCACCAATTTCAATTTGGTTGGTGGACCAATCATATCAACAGCGAAAGGCAATTACTTTGGCAGCGCAACCGGAACGGCAGCAAATGGAGCCTTGACACCGGCAGATGCCAATTGTCTCGGTTACAATTCCGGCAGTGGCAACTGGGCTG